GTTTCGAGCAACGCCATCGATTAAAGATACAATAAATTTAAATAATAAATCAATAACAGTTGGCGCCTTATCTACTAAAGATGTAAACAATGATATAAGTAAATAAAGTGCTGTATCAAGGATTTCAGGTAGACAAGATTTCAAAACGTCTAGAAGCGTGAGAACTAATACTTTAATTGTTTCTCCAAGAACTGACGCAGATGATGCTATGGATTTGCAGAATATAACAATAGCTTCGGCTATCTTTTGAACTATGAGCGGTGCCATACTAAGAATACCAGTTACTATTACAGTTAAAGCAGCTACAAAGGCTGTTGCTCCAGTTGCTCCAGCTATTGACAAAGCTGTAAAGCCTGCAGCAATTGCGGTCAACCCGAGACCAGCCGCAAGTAAACCTACACCAAGGGCGAGGACACCAACTCCGATAAGAGCGAAAGCCCCGGCGATCCCTATTATAGCTGGAACAATTGGCCCAAGAAGTAACCCAGCAAGGCCAATCACCGTAAATGCACCGGCCATAGCAACTAATCCTTTTACAATTGTTTCCCAACTCATCGCACCAAGAATACTTAAGACGGGCGTTAATACAGCGAGCGCTGCAACAGCTATCAGAAGGGCAGCAGACCCCGCTAGGGTACCGTTCATGGCATTTAATCCAATTGCAAGTATACCCACGGCTCCTCCTAATACAATAAGTCCTTTACCAATCTGTTCCCATGTCATAGAACCCATCTTGGTGAGGGCAGAAGTGAGAATAAGCAGTGCTGTTGATACCGCTATTAGTCCTATACCAATTCCTATCATATTTTTAGGCATAAATTTAAGAGCAAGTGTTATAGCAAGCAAGGCGCCGGCCATTCCAGATAAGCCACGAGCCAACTGCTCCCAACTCATATCACCCATGTCACTGATTGCCGAAGCAAATATCTTCATCGCTGCGCCAATAGCAATAAGAGCGATGCCGGTAGAAAATATCTTTTTTGGATCACCAATGAGTTTTGTAAAGGCAACGATTTCAGTAAGTAGTACACCAATGCTAGTCATTCCCTTTGCAAGTTGTTCCCATTTCATTTCGCCGAAATCTTTGCATGCAGATGCCAGTATTTTTATGGCAGCTGCCAGAATAACAATTCCAGTAGCAGTTAAGATAGCTTTACCACTAAATTTAGCGGTTCTTAAGAATATAGAAATCTCGCCCATTAGTATACCAACTCCGGTTAATCCCTTGGCGAGTTGTTCCCATGAAAGTTTGGCCAGATCTTCGCAGGTTGAGGCTAATATTTTTATTGCTGTCGCAAATAACACCATTTGGAGAGCACCTTTTGTCATGGTTGAACCACCACTCCCAAGGATTTTTGCCGATGCTATCATTGCAGCCGTTAAACCAATTATTCCCGCCATTCCAACAGCCAGTTGTTTAGGTTCTAACCCAGCAACATTCTTTAATGCAAATGATAAAATAAGAACAGCCACCGCTATTCCATTTAATAATGCTACTGATTTTGCAGCACCTTTAATACCTCCACCAAGTTTACCAAGTAAAGCCATCGAACCTATTAAATCAGCAAATAATGCCGTTATAGCAGCAACTGCGCCAGCAAGTTTATCACTATCAATTAAAGAGATAACTAATATCGAACCGGCTAAAATAGCAATAGCAATAGCAATTTTCAGGAGTGTTCCAGCTTTTAATTGTTCCTGATATGCCGAAAGACAACCACGAACGCCATCCAGAATTCCAGTAATACTTTTTAGCATTCCTTTAAAACCATCAAAAGATGAGGTTACTGATTTCAAGAACTTACTAATTCCTATAGCTAATCCACCAGCGGCTAATGTATTAATAAAATCGAGAACACTGTCAAAATTTACATTTTTAACTTTATCAATAAGACCACTTGTTAGTTGCCCTAAAACCTTTGCGATTCCACTTCCTACACCTTTAATCAGATCCCATATAGCTGACATAAGTTGAAGAAACTTTGAATTTGACAAAGCCTTTCCAATGGCATTTACTGCGGTTATTACTCCAAACTGCATGCTTCCTGCCGCGTCACCTATCTGAGACATTCTTTCGTGGATTCTTTGAAGTACTCCGTGAATTATCTCAAAACCTGGGGATAACTTTTTAAATAACTCAACTGCTTTATTTTTTAATGCTTGCAGAACGTCTATGACTACTCGTATAATATCGACTATTGTTTGAAATATTGTATTAAATATATCAGATTTTTTAATAAATTCATCAAGTTTAACAAGCCAATCTCCTATAGAAGCAGTAATTCTTAATATACCACTGCCCAGGTCATCTACACCACCGAGCAAAGGTTTAATAGCGTTAAATACGGCTTCGATAATTGTCTTAGCAATGTCAAATATAGCGAATAAACCTTTAAAAGTCCTTTTTAGATTTCCGGAAGCCTCATCACTAAGTTTGAGATGTGATAATAGAGTCTTTAATCCTTCAGTAAAACCAAATAGTTGCTTTGCTTTTATCGGAGGAAATATCTCAGTAAAGGCTTGTTTAATCGGGGCTATAATACTCAATATCCCGTTAAGAGTATTACGAGCAGCTTCTATAAGAGATAAACGTCCACCTAAGTCCTTCCAACCTTGTAAAAGACCATTGCGAGCATCTGCTGATTTACCAATAATATCGCCAAATATTTTACTTGCTTCTGTGAGAAGAGTTTTTGCTTCCTCGAAGTCGCCTACAATTATCTCCCAGGTATTTGTCCAACCAGACTGAGCTGCTTCTTTTAACGTGTCAAATAATTGGGTAAAGGTCTTTACTTTGGTTGCAGCGTCATTTGCATTCTGACCCAACTTAATTATAGATGCCACTTGTTCATCAGTATAACCCATGGTCTTAAGTTGCTCAGTATTGAGGTCGCCTGTAAATTTTGAAAGGGTTTCAGTAAGAATCTCTGAACTCAACCAACCTTTTTCAAGAGTTCCTCTAAAACTACCTTCAGAAGAGATCATCTGATCTATGGCAATTCCATGGACCCTTGCTGTTTCAGTTAACGCGTCTTGGAATACCTGACCACCCATACCAGCGTTAACAACTGAGTTCCAATCCATTAATCTTACAGTTCCAGTTGACAATGCCTGAGATAATTGATACATTGCAGAACTTGCTTGTTGAGACGATGACCCCGAAACAGCCGCTAAGTTAGCAATACCCTTGATAGCTTGAACGGATGTATCAAGGTCGACACCAGCTGCTGTAAAAGTACCAACATTTCGAGTCATTTCTGTAAAATTATAGATAGTTTGGTCAGCATATTTGTTTAACTCATCAAGAGCCTTGTTTACATCCTCAAGAGTAGATCCTTTAGTTGTTTCAAACTCAACGGGTTCCTGAGAAACAGCCTCTTTCTGGTCTTTTATATACTGGATAGCAGCATCATTGCGTGCTCTAAGAGACTCCATTTCTTCATTTTGAATTTCTTGAATAGCCTCTTTTTCAGCTTGAACCTTTTCTTGAAGAAGTTCTTTGTCTACCTGATAAGTTTCACGAAGGACCTCTTCTCTTAGTTGCTGATTGTCCTTAAGATTCTTTGTTTCTACATCATAGAGTTCGTTTTCAGCGTCTTTCTTGGCAGCGTATTCATTTTGTAAGTTCTCTTGGGCAAGATCATATTCGTTGTTTATAGAATCTTTCCTGCCTTCAAGTTTTTCAATTCGTATATCGCGTTCTTCTAAGAGTTTTTCCCTTGCTATTTCATCTTGATAATCAGATAATCTTTTCTCAGCTTCTAAACGATCATCAGTATTCTTAGCCGTAGATACAGCCTTACGCAGATCATCAATCCGTTCACTTTGTTCTTTTGCCTTTAGTACTTTCTCTTCTGCTTTTGTTTTGCCATTTATTGCATTAATTTCATTGTCTATTGCCTTAATCCTATTATAACGTTCTTCATCAATAACCTTGAGTTTTTGCATATACTCTTCTTCATAAAGAGCAAGTTTTTGTTTGTGAGCGTTTTTAAGATCTTCGGTTTCTTTATCAATGGCGTCATCTAATGCATCGGATTCTTCTTTATATTTATTTTCAACAACTTTTATTTCCGACTTTGATTGTTTTTCATACTCTTTAAGTTTTTGTTTGTGAGTATCCTTTAGATTATTAAGAGATGCACTATTTGATGATTTAGTAGATGCTAACGCCTCGTCAGAAGTTTGTTTAATTGAAGCAACAGCATCATTCGTAACCATTTTCTGGCGACTCTGAGTGTTAGCCATTATCGTTTGAACGGCGTTCATCTGAGTTTCATATTCACTAAAACCAGCTTTGATTGGGTCTATTGTTAGAGCAGATATAATCTTTTTTCCTGCATTTATTGCTGAATTAGTTATGTTTTGAAGTGCGGTTACTCCAATCATACCAAAGGTTGTAAATTTCGAACTTATATTTTCTATGGCATTAGTAATAGCAGACATATCAAAACTTTTGATAGATGAACTTACATTTTCTAATCCTTTTGTTGCCCCGTTAAAATTTAAACTCTGTTTTAATTTATCGATGGTTGACATACTTGCTTGAACGTTAGTTTCAAACTGTCTATTGTCAAACTTCATCTCGACAACTTTTTGGTCTACAGTATTACTCATGAACTAGTAACCTCCCTCCAACTTTCATTTGCTATTTTATCAAATATTGGCTGTATTGCCGGATTAATATAGTCCCTACCTTCTACCCAACCACCGTTTATAGTGGCATGTCCGTATTGTAATATTATAGCTATAGGAACTCCGTCTTGAATATTTGAGTTATGAAATGATATTTTGGCAAAACCTTTTTGATTAACAACTTCATAATACCAAGAAGATGCCGTTTTTCCGGAATCCACAGGTGTTGCAGACGCAAGGGCGGCTACTCCCTCCCGACCATATTTGTCAAGACTACCAAAATTAATTTTCTTGGTCCGTTCAAAGAAACGTGTTAAATTTGAGAAGTCGCCCTTTTGCCTGAAACTGATCATCGGTTTTATCCTTCCATATGTATTTGTTCATTGAATGTGTGTTTGCCAATTACAATTGACTTTAATGTTCTATTGATGGCATAACTTGAGTGGTCTTGGCCAACATAACATTATTGTTGTTTAATGCCGGCTCCGATTTTGTGATTTTGGTATTAATAATTTTAGATGCACTACAAATTGTGTCAATTAAGTCGCTGATTTTTGTAATAGCTGCTTCATCAAGGTCGTACTCAACACCCTGGGCACTTGTCTTAACCATAGCGATGACCCAGTCTTTTCGCTCGGCTCCGGTACTGAACATCGACTCTGCTGTTGTCATATACTTAAGTGTTAATTGAGCAATCAAATTCCAGTTTTTTTCTTTTACTGCTATCTGTACATACATTATAAGTTTAGTAAGTACAGGCATAACTATAAGAATTCCTGAAACAATCGCCACAATTATTTCTATCCAATCCATTATGTCCATATTCTTTTGTCCTTTCTATTTGTTTATATTTCGGGACTATTATTATAATCATCGATTTCCATGAAATTATGAGCTGCGGCAGTAGCATATTTTATTCCGTCTCCATTAGCACTAGTATTTTCTGCCCTACTCTTATCAACTATTCGAGAAAGAACTATGCTGCATGCCGTTCCTATCGGAGTAAATACAACTGTCCAGCATAACAATGCCCCCGTATATTGCGACTTAATGCTAAGTATAGCAAGATGATATCCACCAGTAAGACCTGCGGCCAGAAATAGCATAATACATATTGCAAGCCAATTGGTGAAACCTAGATGTCGCTTTCTTAATCGAAATCTTTTAGTTTTTTTCTGTTGATTTACTTGCTTAATCTCTCCAAAATTATTCTGAGTGTCCATTCATATATTTATGCCTTCCCCAGCATCTGAGCGAAACGAAAGAGAAGAGTTATCATCTGTTCCCGATTGAGTACATCTTCCCACATATAATTGGTAACCCCTGTACTTCCACCCTGAACAAGACCTGTATCGATTGCCCATTTACGAGCTTGTTCGCTCCATTTTGAACAATCATTGTCTTGAAGAGTTTTGCGAGCCTGACCCCAAAGTTTAAGAAAGTCCTCTACAGTCATATTATCATCTCCTGTCTGATTATTAATTACCGGTGGTGGAACGATAATCACTGGTTTGAGTTTTTGATTAACAAACTTTGCAATTTCAGCGTGACGGTCATATAGATAGTCACCTGGACAAGCTTTGTAGGCGAACCAACGGTGAACGGTCATGTTCTGTTTATCAATCTGCCCAACCAATAATTTATCTGCTTTCCACTTAAGTTCTTCAATACCATTACGTTTACAAATATCAGCACAAAGGTTAATTAGAGAAGTGTAGGCTTTATCAGTCACTGCATATGGGGCAAAACTATCACTAGCTACTTCAATTGTGATAGCTCGATGGTCATTGTCACTACCAGATATACCATTAACTAAAATAGGATTTCCAAGTTTATCTTTGCCTCCAGTAGACCACGCTCGATCATTTTCATCAACGAATCCACCAATATCGCCATCGGTTCCTATTCCATAATTTGCAGAAACTTTCCTTGATTCAAGGACATTGCCAATAGATTTGGCCGAACCCTGTCCACCAGTGCAATGTATTGTTATAGTATCAATTTCGTGATTTCTTGGACTTGTACAATATGGTAAAAGTTTAGTATATGTAACGAGAGAACTAATTCCCATATTTGCGTTCCTTTCCTCTTTATCCTTTGCTATTAAACTGTTGCCTCCGGGCCGCGTTTAAAGCAGCATTTCTGCTAATTATTTCTCCAGAACCTCTCTTTTTCTTTGGTTGGTTCTTAATATTACAAATCTGAATCAAAGAAAATAGACGACTAAGATGCCACTTTTCACAACTAAATGGTATATTAAGTGTTATCATCCAATAGTATATAAGTTCAGAAGTAACTTGTTCACTACTATGGCCTTTGTCAATTTTATTTTCTGGAAAAAATGAAGCCGTGAATTTAGTTTCAATATACTCTTTTATTTGGTCATGGTTCTCTTTTGATAAATCGTCATATATTTTTGGGTCAACGTTTTGTGTAATGGTCATACATTTTATATAATCAAGAGTCTCTTTGAAAGTTTTTTCCTGTTTAGAAAAAAATACCTTGCGCCAGTGAGATTCCCATTTTGAAAGAGAGACCAGTGAATGTTCTAATTGTAACGTCCGCTCCTTCGAATAGACAAAGATGTTTTCTTTCTCATCCCATTGCTCAACAGACGGTATTGTTATAGTCAACATCCGGTATCCCTCAAATTATCTTATTTATCGATTGATGGAATAATTCCATTTACAAATTTAGCCGCCGCATCAGAATCAGATGCAAGTTCCATAAATAACTGCGAATATGCTTCTGTACAGGCGAAACCTTTTGCTATATCGTCCGATTTCATGAATCGTTTACCGTCAGGACTCTTTTCACCATAGGCCTTTAATACAAGATCTTTAAATATCTTAATTAAGGCAGGTGTATCTTGAGCATCAACAATTCTTTGAACCATGCCAGCCATTCCACCGATCGTACCCCATTCCATTTCGAGAACTTCCGCCTTTGTCAGGTTGAAATAAAAATCCTCCGTTCTCTTGTTTCCATTGTAATCTGTGTATTCAATATTTTTTTTAAGCATAATAATTTTTTCACCTTTCGTTGTAAAAAAAAATAAAAAGAGCCCTAAAACCAGGTTAAAGGGCTCTTATACTGTTGAGTGTTAACGTGTGTATTCTTAAATATTAAGCAGCGGTTGTAAAGTTCTTAACTACGGCATCAAGAGACTGACCGTAGATATCGACTATGCCACTGACAGAAACAATATGAACTGTAGTCCCAGCCATATCCGAGGAGGGGTTCATGGTCAGAATTTTTCCATCCGTATTCCATGTCTTTACAACCGGTACTAAAACGCCGGCAGCTGTCATCATAACAATTGCTTCACGAAGGATCTTATTGTTAAAGGTCAGAACAATGTTTGCACTCTTAACTACTGCTGCAGCATCATCTGCCGGAACAATAGAAGATAGAGCCAAAGCAGACGGTCCAGAACCAGTGAGTATTGAAGCAATTTCATCAG